GCCGTAAAAATTAAAAGTAAAATTTAAATCGAAGGCGTTAGATAATGAGTCGTCTCCAGAGTTTAAATTAGTAGCGTCTACTTGAGTGGTTAAATCAAATAGTGGTTGATTGTTCTCGTAAATGTAATTAGCAAAAGAAAAATTACTAATTAAAAGACTAAGAATTACTAAATTCTTTTTCACACGTACGTCTGCTTTTCTTTATGCCTTTAACTGTTTTAGTTTTGGTACAACTGGCTATGTATTTTGCTTTTTGTTCTATGTAGTCAGGACGATCTTTCATATTACTAGACCAAGCTACTGTTGCTTTTTCTCCTATCTTACCCATATATGGACAAGGTGTGCCTGCCATTTCCATAGCTTTAAATACTCTAGAGTCTTGGCAAAGTATTGCTACTGAAGCTACTTTCATGCCAGTGTCATATAAGTATTTAGATAATTTTAGTCGTTCACAGTTTTCATCTCGTACAGATTTACCCGTAGAAAACCCAAACAATTGACCCTGGAACGCCCCTGACACACCAGTAGTACATAAGTCTTGTGAGTAAGACATGATGCTAGGTGCAATAGCAGAAGCAGGTGGTGAGTTAATATCTTGTTCTATTTTTTGTGTAGAAGTAGATGTATTGTTATTAGTATTAGTCGCAGTATTGTTATTAGTGTTTACGTTTTGATTACTGGTACTAACATTACTAGTACTGGTGCTGGTATTAGTATTAGTAGAATTATTAGTATTAGTATTTGTTACAGTTTGAGTAGCAGTAGAATTAACAGTGCTATTGCTAGTACTAATATTAGTATTTGAATTGGTGTTGGTATTAGTGTTAGTAGAAACATTCGTATTATTATTCGTGTTCGTATTATTATTTGTATTGGTATTTGTCGTAGTAGTAGAGTTGGTAGTGTTTAAACTATTGCCCTCACAATACTGTGTACCCATAGTACAGTCACCTGTTTGTGCTGCCTGAACGGTTATTGACATACCTCCTATAACTCCGAGTAGCATCCAGCCACTTAAGGAGAGAAGTTTTTTCATTTAAAAATATTATACAATACCTAATTACCAGATTCCCACTCTTTTAATGCTTTCCAGTATTTTTTTAAACCTTTGGCTACATAACGCCAAAATTTTTTCATACCATCAGGATTAGAGTTCTCTGCTATTAAAATTAAAATACAAAGACTAAGTGTCGTCAACAATATAAAATTCATGTGCCATAAATTCATACAAGGTTCTAAAGTCCTCTAAAGTTAAAAAAGGTACATTCTTCCTAATATGCAATTTACGATACTCATCATAAACTAATTGTAGTTGCTGTTCTTTATATAATATCACTCTGGTGCTGTAGGCCAAGTAACATCTGCTAAATCACTTAAATTAGAATAACTTAAAGGTAAATCTCTTAATTGTTGTCGATAAGTAGCCCACTCTGTTTTTTTACTATCTGTAAGCGGGCAATCTAAAACTTGTGTCCAATCTGATTTACTCAAAAGATTATCTCTATCAATTCTTAGAAGCATAAGACAGTGCGGTGTATCAGCTTCCCATTGTTTTGTTGTGTAATTAAATTTATGATATTCAGATGGTTTAGTTATTTTAGCTACTAAAGAACCACTATCAACATAATGTGTATCACTAGTTACTTCATTACTATCTACCTCAAGTGCGGCTTCGGTGCTAGTTTCTAAAACATTTATATCTAAAGCTGGGTTTGAACCCCAACGTATTATTGCTCCTGTAGATTTTAAATAAATAACAAAATATTTCATCGTTTTGCAAAAAAGTAAGTGCCAATAGAGCCACTAGTTGTTTGGCTTGTTCTATTAGGGTTAGCACGACAATCAAATTGTAAGGTGTAAGTGCCTGCAGTTGATACTGACTGTGACCAACTTGCACATATATTTATTAATGGTGTAACACCCCCAGATGAATTTTGATAAAAAGTGGCAACTTGACCTCCATTCACTGCGATATCAATATGACTTCCTCCTGTGTCCAAATGCACACTAAAAAATGTTAGCCATCCAACCAATTGAATTGTATTACCACCACTCACATCATCTGAACTCACAGTAAAAGTATGTGAGTTGGTTTGGGTTGTTGCTGTAGATGCAGATGTTTGGACAGTAGCGGGAACCGATACTGCCTGATTTGCTATTTTTAAAGTAGTTATGTTTGCATCATTAATTTTAGCGGTAGTTATAGCTGCACTACCAATCTTTGCAGAGGTTATGTTAGCGTCAGCAATTTTAGCTGTTGTTACATTTGCATCAGCAATTTTAGCTGTAGTTATAGCAGCGTCAGCAATAATACCAGAAGCTGCAGTAATAGTACCTGTGCCTATTTTTGCAGCGGTAACGGCATCAGCAGCTATTTTATCTGTAGTAATTGCTCCAGCTTTTATTTCTGTTGCATCTATAGCACCAGCAGAAATAACTGTATCAGCATTAGCGTCAGTAATTTTAGAAGTAGTAACGTTAACAGCACCAGCAAACTGTCCAACTATATTAGAAGTAGATACGTGCCGTACCCAGTAATAAAAATTAGAATCAAAATCTACTGTGTCTGACCAAACTTGTGCTCTAGTTGTATCAATACGGGTAGCACTACCTAAATTATTACTGGTGTGACGCCATACTTCAGTAAAAGCAAAGTTACCAAACTGTGCTAGATCCCAAGATAATATAATTTTTTGGAATGTCCCTGTGCCTGAAAAGCTAGTAACGTCCGGTGGTACTGCTAAATCAACTAAACCATCAATAGGTATAAAAGTATTAGGTGGCGTGCCAGCATTTAGGTTAAAAGGTTCTTCTAAAAAGTTCTCTGCTAGTCCAGAATCAATAAGTTCTCGTACTGTAATTGCTCTATCTTTTGGATCACCTACTCTACCTAGCCTTACTTTTAAGGCCTCATCAACAGCACTTAAGTAAGTTTTTAATTGTGGGTCAACATTAGACGGAATAGGAGGGATAGCAGGTAATTTAGTTTCTTTAGTAGCCATTAAATACCTCTTAATTCGTCAATAGATTCCCCAATACAAATTTCATTAATAGTATGAGCGCCTGATACTTCTACTGCATAAGTTTTATGTACACCAGTAGGTAGTCGTAAAATAGGTTCAATAATCGTAGTAGCACCAAAAGAGGTAGGTGCAGAACCTGTGACACTAAACACCGATCCTGAAGCAGTAATTGTAGCGTCAAAAATTTCTGCACCATCGCCAAAAACTTTTACCGTTATACCTGATCCAGAGTATGCGTCAGCTTCTACTTTTACAAAGTTCATACTAGTGGGCCTGGGTAAAACAAATTCTTTAGTTTTAAACGTTTGAGTGTTGTTAGTTGTACTGCCCTGGAAGAGTTCAACTTGTGCGTTACCACCACCAGAGTCGTAATCAATAAGGTACAGTTCATTATCGTCTGGGTCAGTAAAACCACCTTGAGCATGGCCAGTAGCTATAGAGCTAAGGTTAGTTAAAGCATTTTTACCGCCACGCGGATCAAATAAAAAAGCACCATAGTTAGAACCATCATAATATTGACCTACATACCTACCCTGCCAAAGAAAACCTTTAATAGTAGCGGGATAATACTGAGCTTGCCATTGTTTTGGAGTAATTAAACCTTCGGTAAGTATAGTTATCTCACTACCAGAGACCCCTATTAGACCATCGGGTGAAGCATAGATAGCCAAACCACCCATATCAACTAAAGACTCTTTATTTAAACAAGCTTGAGCTGCTTCCATACGTACTACACTCATTGACTGTGGGTCTGTACCTGCAGCCATGTAAGGTGTACCTTTTGTAGCTATAAATAACATTTGTCCTGCCATAGCGATACCAACAATCTCTTCTTCAAGAGTTATACGAAAAGCTACGGGCCAAGCATGTGGTAAAAATGGTTCAGAAAAACAAATTCGTTTACCAGTAAACCCAGCAAAAACACCATTAGCCATAGCTGTCAAACCTAACATTTGACCATTTGGATAAGTACTACTGTCATCATCTGGTGGTGCGATGTGGAAGGTACTAGGGATAAGTTCTGCTAACGCATCGTTATTTAAAGCATCGGTAGTGCTAGCAGTGGCTAAAGATACTTCTTTAACAAATTGAAAGTTAGTTGTGTTTGACCCTGTATTAGATCTATAGATACGTTTATTAGCTAGGTTAGTGTTACTCTTACTAGTAGAAGTATCCATACCAGATATAGTTACCGTTTGTCCGTCTACTTTACTTAGTACTGTAGAAGCAGGTGAAGGGGGGCCTTCTTCTCCAAAAGCCGAAACAAAAGTATAAACATAGGAAGTACTATATTGAGTTTGCGTACCATCATCACTACCAGCAGTTATACTTGTACTTGCAGCATTTGCTGGTGCTGGTATACCTAACCTAAAAAAACTTCTTGGGTACGCACCCGAGCCAGAAGCCAGGAGTTCTGTAGAACTAGCCATTTGTGGGAAACCTGCTCCAGTCCAATACAAACGATCAAAAGCATCATCTGCAATAGGCCCTGGTTGTACATTAACAGCGTTAGTGAACTCTAAATTATAAACAGCACCACCAAAATCGTAGCGGTACAGACCAGCTCTAGCTTGTTGGTTAAGGGTAGCAATAGTGCTATTTGCTGTAGTTGGAGTTAGTACCCCACGATCTAAATCAGTGTTAGTAGCCGTCTGACCTATTTCATCAGCTAAAAGCCTAGGTGCTACTTGTGGGGCAATCCCATTAAAGGTAATTAGTTTGAAGTACGCCATACATTATTTATTTCTATGTACCCCTTTCATTTTTTCATATGACCTCAAACCGCCAAGCCCGAGCATGCCCATGAGAATAGTACTGAGTTGTGAAAATTCAAATTCAGGCATTGGGGTGTCAACTCCTGCTAAAACTAAAACAAACGCTAATATTGGTGAAAGGACAAAATGATAAGCAAGTGCAACACCACAGGTCCAACCAACAAAGGGCCTCCAGCCTGCAACAAACATACTTTTGTGTGCTGCTTCTTGTTTGTTTAAATCTATTTGTGCTAGGTTAGCTGAATGAAAAGCTGTCTTGAGCTCATGTTCTAATTTAGCCTTCAGATCCTTATCAGCCACAAATTTGTTAAGTACTGTACCTGCTACACCTACTATTGATTCTGCAATTGCCATCTCTACCTCCTTATCTTAAAAAATATACAAGTAAGCCCACTCCTGAACTTACGCAGACCCATAAAAACCTTTCGACAAAACTAAAAGAACGAGTATTTAAGTTGCTGTTATTTTCTACAGCGTCTACTCGTTCCTCCATTTTGTCCATTCTAATAAAAAATCTATCGTTTTGTTTTAATACTGTTGCTACCCTTTCTTCAATACGAGCAATAGACACGACAGCATCTGCCAGTCGGTCTATTTTTTGTTCTATCTTTTCTAGTCTTTGATCTTGTGAATCACTCATAACTCCAAACCCAAGGTCTAGGTCTGGAACTAGTAGCTTCTAAATTATCTAAATGAATAAATCTAGAGTCACCATGTTGTTTCACACCAAGCCCGGTTATACCGTGTTTTAACGCTATTTCTATACACTTCAAGGCATCCGCTCCTTTGATAAGTACATCTACAGCCCTACCACTTGCGTGTGCTCCTGGTTGTGATTTTTTTGCTTCTATAGGATGCGTTGGATCTCTATAGGCACTTGTTATTATAAACGGAATTCCAACTTCTTCACGTACTTTTTCAAGTATTTCCATAAACTCTGAG